AGGGTATGCTGTCATATATCCTACGGGCATCATCCACCGTGTGAAACCAATCATCTCTGGTGTTCGCAAAGTGGTCCATTGGTGGGATGAATCCAATGTTCAGAACCCATTTACACGCGACGCTATCGTCCAGTTGTCCAAACTCCCTGAACGAGTTGATCTTCACACCGCTACACTTGAACGATTCTGTTAAATTATGAGTAACAAGTACAATGAGGAAGAAATCCTCAGAGAATTGAAAGAATACATCAGTTCCACGTACAATCAGCACTATTCAAACGATGGTTTGCAAACTCTCGATCTGATTGAAGCATGTGGTGACGGTGAAGCATTCTGTCGAAGTAACATCTTGAAGTATGCTACTCGCTATGACAAGAAAGGAACCGCTAGACGTGACATCATGAAGGTGTTACACTATGCTGTTCTGTTGATGCACTTCAACGACAAAAACGCTACCCCTACCGAAGACTACCCTAACCGATGACCTGTATGAAATTTTCCGAACCTCAGATGGAGATTCTGAGTCTGTTTATGAACATCAATCCTTCGATTATGTTCAAACCAGGTCAGAAAGTATCCACCATCTCTAACAACAGAAACATCCTGGGGTCTTGTACGTTCAAGGATGTAGAGTTTGAGAGCAAGGCACCCATTTACGACCTGGGTAACATGATGAAAACCATCAAGGTCTTGTCTCGCAACAACACTTCGTCTCCTGAGGTTGAGTTCAACACTAACCGTGTCGAAATCAGCAACAATGGCAGTCGAATGAAGTATTACTACGCCGAGGAGCGTATGATCACGGTTCCACCTGAGAATATCAACTCTCTCGGTGAACCTGCTGTTATCACCAAACTGTCTAACGATCAACTGATCCAGATCTTCGGCACTGCATCACACTATCAACTGCCTGATCTGTGTTTCCAAGGTAAAGAAGGTAAACTTTTTGCCATCGTGACTGACAAGCGTAACTCTACGTCTAACTCCTTGGAGATCGAACTGGGTGAGGCAGACAAAGAGTTCTGTTTCTGTATGAAGATCGAGAACATGTCGATCCTGATGACTAATGGACAACCTTGTCGTGCTGCCAAGGGTTACAACATTGAACTGTTCGAGAAGAAGGTTGCTAGACTGGTGGGAATTGTCAACGAGACTGCATCTCATACTGTTGAGAACATCGAACTGATGCTAGCATTGGAACCCGACAGTGAATACTAAGAAGAAGGACTATGATGGTCCCCTCTACGCTCCCTGGTGGAAGGTAGTGGCAGGTAAGAAAGAGTTCCAAGAGTGGTTAAAAAAACAGCAGGAGAAGAAATGAACGAATTCCTTTGGGTTGAAAAGTATCGACCTCAGACTGTGGATGATTGTATCCTTCCTGAGGAAACTACCAAGATGTTCAAAGGGTTCATCGAACAGGGTGAACTACCGAATCTCTTGCTTGCTGGTCCTGCTGGCATTGGCAAGACTACCATTGCCAAGGCACTCTGTAATGAACTAGGTGCTGACTACTATGTGATCAACGGATCAGATGAAGGACGCTTTCTGGACACTGTTCGGAACCGTGCTAAGTCCTTTGTGTCTACCGTCTCCCTGACCTCTGAGGCGAAGCACAAGGTGCTGATCATCGATGAGGCAGACAACACCACTCCTGACGTACAGATGCTCCTGAGGGCGTTTGTGGAGGAGTTTCAGGGTGCCTGTCGCTTCATCTTCACCTGCAACTACAAGAACAAGATCATCCAACCGCTGCACTCTCGGTGCTCGGTGGTGGAGTTTAACGTCAGAGGCAAGGAGAAGCAGTTCCTTGCTGCTGCATTCTTCAAACGTGTGCATCAGATCCTCGCTGAGGAGGGTGTTGAGTTTGAGATGGCAGTGCTGCGTGAGGTGGTGCTGAAACACTTCCCTGACTTCCGTCGCACCCTGAATGAACTGCAACGCTATGCCTCACGAGGCAGCATTGACGCAGGTATTCTGGGTAATTCTTCTGACATTGCCATGTCAGACCTGATGGAGTTCTTGAAGCACCGTAAGTTTACTGACGTTAAGAAGTGGGTTGTTGCCAACATGGACAACGAACCTCATGCAATCATGAGAAAAGTCTATGACTCCCTCTATACATATTTGAAACCAGCAAGTATTCCCGAAGCAGTCCTGGTGATCGGTGAGTACCAGTACAAAGCAAACTTTGTCATGGATCAGGAGATTAACCTCGTTGCATTCATGACAGAAATCATGATGAGATGTGAGTTCAAATGAGTATTACCAAGCACGATCTATTCCCTACTACTGTTTACCAGTTTGACCTGGGTGAAGAAGACATGTGGATGGCAGATCAAGCATTGGAATACATCAAGACCTTAGAGATGACGATGTATAACTTCCCTGCTGGTGTCAGAACCAGTCGTGGGGATATACATAAAGAGGAACCTATGCTCCCGCTGATTGGATTCTTCCATGACTGTCTGGACTTCATTCGGTGTGACCTTGCTCTCCAAGCTCAGGAACTTCGTATCTCACTTTCTTGGGCAAACTGGGCACCACCTAACTCAGGTGCTGGTCATCCTCTTCATCGTCACAATTATTCTTATCTCTCTGGGGTATTCTATTTCACAGAAGGAAGTGAGACGGTCTTTCAAGACCCTGTTGATATCCGCAATCTTGATACCTTGGAGATTATTAGGGACTACTTCGACGGACCCTATGAAAGGTTTAAGGCAGAACCTGGTAAACTTCTTGTATTCCCTGGATGGTTGAGACATTACAGCAATCCTCATGGTGGTGAGGAGTCACGCTATACCATGTCGTTCAACTCTCTTCCCCATGGTCCAGTCAACGCAGGACCACAGGGTGTACCCATGGCGAACATTAATGTATTATGAAACACTTGAAGACCCCGCTCCGATACCCAGGTGGTAAGTCGCGAGCAGCAGCATCATTGTACAAATGGTTCCCAACAGGAATCAAAGAGTATCGAGAACCTTTCTTGGGTGGAGGTTCAATGGCACTCTACTTCTCGCAACTACATCCTGATACTCCTGTTTGGGTCAATGACAAATACTATTACCTCTATAATTTCTGGGTCCACCTACAAGAAGCAGGTGACGAACTGTCTGATGTCTCTATGGCATCAAGCAAGACCATGCG